CCTGATTTGCAGGAAATGCCCTGCACTATCAACAGATTACTCGATATTGCCCGAAATAACGAGCAAAAGAAAAAACCAAAAGCTCTTGAGAATATTTTGACTGGTAAGACAAAAAATGGTATACTTGGTGAGGAGTTCTATAATACAAACATGAAGATTGTAGACCTTGAAAACCCACTTATTACAGATGAAGGTAAAGAGTTAGTCGAACAAATACAGACAGACACAATTGACCCCACAGATAGAGGGTACAAAAACTTAATGAGACTTATGATGGAAGACGGTCTCTTCAAATATCTTCCAAAAAACGATGAGGCTTGGGTAAACTTCCTAAGACCATTTATGAAATTAACAAGAAAAGAAAAACGAAACACAAACAAAAATTAAAATCGCATGAAAGAGCAAGACAGTACAAAAATGGAATTCCTTTTAACATTGAATGACAATATTGTAGTTCAAAGATTTTTTAACGTTAGAGGGTATAACCCTAAAGCGAAAAACTCGGTGGAGTTGTATAACTTCATTTTAAGTTTAAGAGATGAATTGATTTACACGTTAAAAATGAAGGCCGTAATTTACATGATGGATAACAAAGATGCTATTGAGCATGACCCATCAATTATGAATACATCTTACACAGATGGACCTGAAGTTTTTAACATTTATGTTAAAGTTGGTGAACAGACAATTTGTCATAGAGTTTTTGATGGAAAACTTTTTCCACCAAAAGTTCGTTATACCGTTGACGCAAGACCACTTTTAAAAGAGGTTCTTCGTGACCTAACTGACATTTTTTCAAATCACAAATTAACTTACGAATATTTGGAATTTGACCTAAGTAAGTAACTATTTAATAATACAAGGGACAATTTTAAATTAAAATATGAACAAAAATTTCGATTATTTAGGTAATACATTTCAAATCCAACTACTAAATCAAATAGTGGTTGACAAGGACTTTTCATCGTCAATTATGGACGTGATTGAGTCGTCGTACTTTGACAACAAGTACTTCAAAATCATCTTACAGATGATAAAAGAATACTACGTAAAGTACGAATCAACACCTAATTTCGAAACTCTTGACCAAATTGTTAAATCAGAAATTACACAAGAAATCGTAGCAAAAGTGGTCTTGGATACCTTAAAACAGGTAAAAGATGCTCCTTTTGAAGGAACGACATTTGTTCAAGAGAAAGCTTTAAAGTTCTGTAAACAACAAGAACTTCAGAAGGCGATGGATAAAGCTCAGAAAATTATTACAGAAGGTGATTTTGAGTCTTACGATAAGGTTGAAGGGTTAGTGAGAAATGCGTTACAAGTCGGCGAAATCGACAAGGGACAAACAGATATTTTTGATAACTTGGATACAGTATTGGATGAGGATTATCGCCACCCAATCCCAATGGGAATTCCGGGAATTGATAGATTACTTAAGGGTGGTTTGGCTAGGGGTGAGATTGGTGTAATACTTGCACCAACAGGTGTTGGTAAGACAACCATTTTAACCAAAATTGCAAACACGGCATTCAACTTGGGGTACAATGTTCTTCAAGTATTTTTCGAGGATAACCCAAAAATTATTCAAAGAAAGCACTTCACACTTTGGACAGGTATTGAACCTGATAACCTAGTGAAAAACAAAGATGAGGTGATGTCAAAGATTACTGAAATTCAAGAGACCATGCAAAACAAGTTGGTTCTTAAGAAATTAGCGTCTGACACTATGACTATGAATCAAATCAAAAATCAGGTAAGAAAAATAATTGCTGATGGTAATAAAATTGATTTGATTATGTTAGATTATATCGACTGTATTCTACCTGAATCTACAAGTAAAGATGAGTGGAAAGCTGAGGGTTCTGTAATGAGAGGGTTCGAAGCTATGTGTCATGAGTTAGACTTAGTTGGATGGACCGCCACACAGGGTAATAGGTCTTCAATTTCAGCTGAAGTTGTAACTACCGACCAAATGGGTGGTTCAATTAAAAAGGCTCAGGTTGGTCACGTAATCATCTCTGTGGCTAAGACACTTCAACAGAAAGAAATGAACCTTGCAACTATCGCCATCACTAAATCACGTTTAGGTAAAGATGGTGTAGTTTTCGAGAACTGTAAATTTAACAACGAGTTACTTGAAATCGATACTGAAAGCTCAGTTACCTTCTTGGGATTTGAGGAACAACAAGAGGAAAGAAAGAGAGATAGGGTTAAGGAACTTCTTGAAAAAAGAAAAGAGAGAGAATCTCAACAAAAAACCATTTAATTAAATATCTACTTTTTAAAAAAAAAACTTATTTTTTTAATCTAAATTGTTGGTCGATTGGTGTTCGACCACATATTTATCATAAAAATCAACGATTTTTTAATAAAACAACTACACCTAAAAATTTACAAATATGGATATTTCAAACAGAATTTTATCGGATATAACTGTGTATATGAAATACGCAAAGTATATCCCAGAACTAAAAAGAAGAGAAACTTGGCAAGAATTAGTTTCAAGAAACATGGAGATGCATATTAAGCAATATCCTAAATTAGAAAAAGAAATTCGTGAGAATTACATGTACGTTTTCAGAAAACAAGTATTACCCTCAATGAGGTCAATGCAATTCGCAGGAAAACCAATTGAAATCTCACCTAACAGAATTTACAACTGTGCCTTCGCACCAATTGATGATTGGAGAGTATTCTCTGAAATCATGTTCTTACTTTTAGGTGGAACAGGTGTTGGTTACTCAGTACAAAAACATCACGTTGATGCTTTACCTGAAATCAGAAAACCAAATAAAGAAAGAGGAAGAAGATGGTTAGTGGCCGATTCAATTGAAGGATGGGCTGATGCTGTTAAAGTGTTAGTTAAATCATACTTCTTTGGTGGTTCAAAAATTGAATTTGACTTCAGTGACATCAGACCAAAAGGTGCAAGACTTATCACATCAGGTGGTAAAGCTCCCGGTCCTCAACCATTGAAAGAATGTTTAATTAAGGTTGAAGGAATCTTAGATTCAAAAGAAGGTGGTGAAAGATTAAAACCAATTGAAGTACATGATATCGTTTGTCATATTGCAGATGCAGTATTGGCTGGTGGTATCAGAAGAGCAGCACTTATTTCATTATTCTCAGCAACTGACGAAGAAATGATTGGATGTAAGAGTGGTGCTTGGTGGGAAACAAATCCACAAAGAGGTAGAGCCAATAACTCTGCAGTTTTGATGAGACACAAAATTACCAAAGACTACTTCATTGAATTATGGAAGAGAATTGAAGCAAGTGGAGCAGGAGAACCTGGTATCTACTTAAGTAATGATAAAGATTGGGGAACTAATCCTTGTTGTGAAATTGCTTTAAGACCATTCCAATTCTGTAACCTTACAGAGGTTAACGTATCTAACGTTGTATCTCAAGAAGATTATGAAGACAGAGTTAGAGCGGCGTCCTTCATTGGAACATTACAAGCAGGATATACTAACTTTCACTATTTGAGACCAATATGGCAAAGAACAACCGAGAAAGACGCGTTGATTGGAATATCAATGACAGGTATCGGTTCAGGGGCTGTTTTAGGTTTAAACATGAAATCAGCGGCTAAAGTAGTTAAAGAAGAAAACAAAAGAGTTGCAGAATTATTGAATATTAATGCATCGGCAAGAACGACAACAGTTAAACCTGCAGGAACCACATCATTAACTTTAGGTACATCATCAGGTATTCACGCTTGGCATAATGAATATTATGTGAGAAGAGTTAGAGTTGGTAAGAATGAAGCAATTTATTCACATTTAAAAGATAATCATCCTGAATTAGTTGAAGATGAATATTTTAGACCACACGATACTGCGGTTATTGGAATACCACAAAAAGCACCTGAAGGGTCAATCTTAAGAAACGAATCACCAATTCAATTATTGGAAAGAGTAAAAAAAGTTCAACAAGAATGGATTAAACCTGGACATAGAAATGGAAATAATGCACATAACGTATCGGCAACAATCTCAATTAGAGAGCATGAGTGGCCAGCAGTTGGTGAGTGGATGTGGGAAAATAAAGAATATTACAATGGTCTTTCAGTATTACCTTATGATGGTGGAAGTTATATTCAAGCACCGTTTGAAGATTGCACAAAAGACAAATACGAAGAATTAATGAAGGCTCTTCATGATGTTGATTTATCAAAAATTGTTGAAATGGATGATGATACTGATTTAAGCGGAGAGGTAGCATGTGCGGGTGGAGCTTGTGAAGTTACACTCGTTTAAAATCATGAAAGATAATTTAGTTTAAAATATTATTAATGGAATTTAATATTCAATTAAAGGAAATAGATAATAATAAGAGGGAGAAGCCAAAACTTCTCCCTTCTCATTTTTATGAAGAAAACGGTAGAACTGTTTTCACTGAAGAATATCATATTCAACTAGGGTATTGTTGTGGGAATGGGTGTAGGCACTGTCCTTATGAACCAATGGCTCAAAAAGGTAACACTTTAATAAAAAAATAATCTAAGTATATTTATAGTTATGGCAGATGGAACTACATATGGTATTAATTTTCCTTTTAGAGATTCTAAAAGAGGGGATTACTTACAATTAACAGAGTTTGAGGCTCAACAGATTAAAGCGGATTTAGTTCACTTATTATTAACCAGAAAGGGAACAAGATATTACTTACCTGATTTTGGAACAAGATTATATGAATTTTTATTTGAACCTTTTGATGGTCTTACATTTGATGC